TTGTCCGCGTTGGTCCAAAACTGGAAGTAGATCTTGTCATCCATCCGGTCAAACGTGGTCACCATGACCACCGGGGCCTTTTCATTGGCCTTTTCCGTGCGAACAGGCAGCAGCAGGCACATACGCTCGAACGGAAGTGGCCAGTCCCTGATTGGCGTGGTGCGGCCGTAGGGCAAGACGCGCAACCCCTCCGTGATCCTTTCGGATTCCTCACGGGAAAGGAGCGGCGCGCTTGCAAAGTCGATCCACACATAATCTACCGGGCTGAACGGAACGTAGCCAGCATATTCGCGGATCAACGGGCTCATCAGGCGGTCACCTCGAGCAGCTTGTCGAGGTAATGCTTGGCCTTCTCCAGGTCCTGCCGTCCGCCCTTGTCCTTCCAGCGGCTGACGTACTTGACCACGTTTCCCTCCAGGTACCCCAGCTGGTTGCTCACGATGTAGTCCCACGGCTGGATCGCGTTCTTCTTGTAATGATCGCCGCCGACCTGGACGTCGTTGGCAGGCAAGCCCAGCAACTTTGCAATCTCCTTGTCCGTGGCCGGCTTGGGAGCCTCAACCGGAGTGTTCACGTCAATCGTCATCGCAGACGTGAGCCCTGTCGGAAGGTGTGCGGGCCGCGGACCGAGGAGCTTCTCCAGGGCCTGGTCGTTGTACCTCTTGGCCAGCTTGTACGCATAGCCGGAAGCAATCTTGTGCTTCTTGGCCAGGCTGCTGACCGATGCTTCGGGAGAAGCATCTAGGTCCTTCAAAAACTTCTTCGTTTTATCCGACATCTTTCTCATTTCTACTCTCCATAAAAAGCGCGCTTTGGAGCGCGAACCATGCGGGCTTGGCCACCTCTTGTGGCTTTCGCACCGGTCGTACCGTCAAGGTCTCCCTCTCCGGCTTCTTTGCAAGGGCAAACTGATTCGATCCCTTCAGATTCACCCCTGGTCCGTGCGTCGTGAACCGGTGCCCGTTCGGACACTGGTGTCGCCGACGTTTTATCCCACTCTGCAATTCTCTCGTCTCAAAAATCCGGCTACCGCTGCCGCATTCAGGACACTTCATATTACTCCAGATCTGATATCTTTCAAATGGGCCCCAAGACGAAACACGCTGCTCATCCTCAGCCGCGTCTTCCTGTTCTGCTCATAACGCTGCTTGACCTTCTTATAGTTCCTCTTGGGACGAGGCACATCCACACCCTCTCCCAAAGCGTACACCGCCCGCGGATACGATCTCTGACCAGGGTGATCCGTCACCCATTTGATGATGTGCACCCGCTTAGGGATCGTCTTCAACGGCCGGCGCAAGACATTCATCAGCGCCGCCGCACCAAAACGATCCAGACCCAACAGCTCTGCCAACTCAGCCTGAGTCATGGGCCCGAGCTCTGACAAAAGCTCCAAGGCCCGCGGAACGTGGACCGCTTTGCTCACTTGTCCCGTGCCTCCTTCAACTCCGCTTCCAGCTCCTTGATCTCCCTAAAGGCACACATGTAATGTGTCGGGCCCCAGGACCAACAGCCAGGGCCGTGCGTCATCACGTTTTCGTTCAGATACAGATTGATCTGCCGCGCCAGGTCGTCCTTGTCGATGTCCTTCGGGCCATCAGTCGTCAGAAGCTGAGCACCACGCAAGTAACCGTGGCACAGCTCCAGTAGCTCAACGTGTTTCGGGGTCGGCAGCAATGTTTTCATCGTTCACTCCTATTCCATGAGCCCGTTCGATGGCACGGGCGAAAGCCATGATCTCTGCGTCCGACGGATACGACGGCAGCTTGTCCAGAATGTTGATCTCCTCATCCGTCAACGGCCGCGTCAGGATGTGCTGGTACTTGTGGCCGCCAAACCCTGCTTCCAAAAACCAATTGATTTGGTGCTCCGTCAGCTCAGCAAGCCTCATCAGCGTAGGCATCGTCGGCGTCGTGCGCTTGTCCGGGTCCAACGATTCCCATTGACTGATCGCCGCCGGCGTCACACCCAAAACCTCAGCCAAAGCCTTCTGCGTAGGAAACCGGCTCCTGGTCCGCGCCTCACGGATCTTCAAGTGCAAATTCTTCATCTCAGTCCTTCCCAAAAGGCGAGGGCGATGGGTTGAGCTTGTCCCACTCCGCCCGGTACTGGTCCAACACCTTCACCGCATCGTCGTGCCAGCGCCGCGGATCGAGGATCATGCATTCCAGCATCAGGGCCAACACACTCGCGTACTGGGTGTCGATGTTCCAGGCCTCCTGCTGCAGCCGGCGGGCTTCTTGGCGATCCTGCTCCATGCTGCGCTCCGCAGCGGCGTTCATCATGTCCAGCCCCTTGACCAGGTCGCGCAACTCGTCCGTGGAGTAGAACCCCGCTTCAAGCTGCACGCCGCCGATCTTGTAGGTCTTGAACTCGTAATGGGCCAGGTTCTTGACCTTGTGTTTCTTTGTCATGCCGACTCCTTGATGATGTTGGCGATGAAGAGGTAGTAGTTGTGGCGCTCTTCCTTGGCATGCATATCCAGCAGCATGTTGCAGAGGCGCTTGCGTTCGGCCTTGGCCACAAGTTCGGCAAAGCGCATCAGTTCACCTTCTTGCACAAGCGTGTGAAAGGCGGAGGCGTCCGCCATCATGATCACGTCTTCTCTCGTCATGTCCTGCTCCTGATGGCGGTGGCGCAAAGATCGGCAGTGTTTGCATAGCGCCCATCGTTGTACTCGTCACACACCTTCGCACACGCCTCACGCTCGGCCAGTACAGCCTTCTCAATCAACTCCTCTGCGTTCCACGGCAGGGGTGTACCGCCAAGTTCGTAGGCTTTGTTGCGCCACATGGACGCGCTGATCTTGTAGCGTTCGCAGTCGGGGCAGGTCATTGTGAGTCCTTTGCTCTAATTGCGTTTTCACACCCGCTCAAGTAAATCGCTGCAAGCGTGGCCTGCAATGAGCACCCGGCGTTGACCATGTCAGTGAAGATACTTAGGGCCATCTGCTCTATGAACTCACGCTCTGAGTGCGGTATATGCATGAACGCCATATTGCGCGGCGCTCTGCTGCGGGATTTCTTGACGCTGTGATGCAGCGCATGTAACTCGGTCATGGTGCATACCCATCGTGAATGATCTTGGCCTTGGCCTCCTCTAGTGCGCCGATAAGCATCAGCCTGTCGGGAACCATAGAGGTCTTGATCTTGAACTGCCCCCGGCTTTTCCAAAACATCAGCACGATCACCGTATCAGGGTTCTCGTCAAGCGCATCGTGCAGGGTCTGCGCCGCGCCTTCCTTGTACTGATCGGGAATTTCAACGGATTTGATCTTGGCCATCTCACACCTCAACTCGCTCTGTAATTTCAACAATACGCGCCTGTATCCTCACGACATGACCATTCAGCGATTGCAGCCCGTTAAACAATGCTGATGAACCGAACGGTTGTTTTTGAATACCGGGCGGCTGCTCTTGTGGTGCTGGCGGGACTTCTTGCAAGATCGGTGAAAGTTTTGATTCAAGTTGCAAGATGTGGTCTTGCAAGACCGACAGTTGTTTATCTAATATGTTCATCTGTACAACTATTGGTGGGTCTTGCTTTGTTTTTTCAACATATGCAGTTCCAATAACCATACTTGCTTTTGAATCGTTCATCTCTTGCTCCTGTTTTGCTCTAACTGACCACTTTTCATACTCGTGCATTGACATACTCATGTGTTCTTCTCCTTGAGTTCAGCCCTTAATCTTTGAATTTCTTCCAACATCTCAGCGAACTTGTCTTCGTACGCCTTCACCGTGTCCCAGTCTGGGTGAAAGTCGTTCTTGTCCTCCTTCGCCAACCTCTCGCGCAGCGCCTTGATGATTGGGATATTGATCTGCCATCCCAAGTAGTCGCTTCTGTTCAGGGCTTCAAGCGCCTGCTGCATCAGTTCTCTGTCGGTCATTTGGTTTCTCCTCTTGCTCTGATGGCTTTGGCAATGATTTCCGTGTTGCCTTGCCACTCACCCCAAGCCTCACATACCTTCGCACACGCCTCACGTTCGCTCTCGCGCACCTGCCACTCCAACTCTGTCAGTAAGTCTTCTATGGTGTCTCCATGGCCCGTGGCGTAACCACGTTCCATCATCCACCGGACTACCTTCTCACGTTCGGCAGCGGCAACAAGAGCGGCGAAGCGTTCAAGGTATGGTGTCAGGTCGTGCCCTTCCACCCAAGCAGAAGCACAGCCGCCGTCCCAATCACAAACAAGTTTTGCCTCGATTGCCAGTCGGATGGCGGTGTCACGATCCATGATCCCGCTCCTTCAGTTGATCTTGCAGCGCATCCCTGTAGCCTTCGTAGTGGGCCATCCATATCCACCCCTCCATCTTCTTGGTGCGGGGTTCAATGACACCTTCCTTGACTTTCTGAAGGAACTGCTCCTTGCAGGTGTTGGCGTACTTGGCGGCTTTGATATGGATAATTTCTTGCGGGGTCATGTCTTCTCTCCTAGTCGTTCGCGCAGGGCGGTGATGATGTCGGCTTTCGGGTCGCAGTCATTCAGCAATACATTCAAGCAGCGCCGCAGCAGGGCGGTGTCGTCTACGGGGTTACCGTAGAGGACGCACACCAAGGTGTAACGCGGGTTCATGCTCAAAAATAGGGCGGGCGTGTTCATGCCGTCATTGCTGACGTAACTCATGCGGCCTGTTTCTTCATGCTGAAACATCCACGCCACAACAGGCTCATTGCTCATGCTTCACCTCCAATCCCGTGTGCGCGTTCGATGGCGCGGGCGAAACTGAAGTCGTCATGCCGGTGGGCAGACGCAGCACATTCACCAACGATTAGCGCGATCTCCTCATCCGTCAGCGGCTTGCGCGGGGTGGGTGTGCCCACTCCAATGCTTCCGTCCGGGTACTGCCTCAACCGCCCGTTGTTGAGCAATACAGGCGCAGATGCGTCCCACTTGATTGTTGGCTCCTGCTCAGGCTCCGCAAGCGCGGTGCGGAGGGCGGCTCTCGCTGCGTTCACCTGCTCCCACGAATATGCGTCCAACGCCTCAAGCGCCTGCTGCGCGGCTTGTCGTAGGTTCACAACCGACCCCCCTTCTTCTGCTGCTGACACGGCCACGCCTCCATCAAGGCATCAGCCACCAACCCCGCAGCAGCCTGGTGCCGCTTGGCAGGATTGATCACCAAATGCCGCAAAGCTATGTCCCGCGCCTGCCCCACCGTGGAGCCATCCGGCGGACAAAACAAAATCCTGTCCCACGCATCAGCCACCCCACCCACAAACCCCAAAGCCACCGCCTTTTCAATATTCGAATCAGACTGCAGCCGCTGCAACAACTCGTTGCCCGTATAAAACTCCGCCCGGACCGGGGACCACGCCACGGCCAGGAGAACAAGAAACTTCTTCATGCCAACCCCCACCACAGCCACGCGGCCAACGCCAACACCGTCAAGACCGCCGCTACACGGATCACGGACCACAACATCTGCCCCAAAACATCAATGTCGTCCTCCTCGTACCGCTGCGGCATTACTTGACCCTCCTGACCTTCATCCAGTCCGGCTCCTTGCGGTCCGGGTACACCGGCTCACGGCCCGCGGACGGGGGAACCCACCCATACCGCCGCCACGTGGCCTGGACATCAGCACCACTGGTCCACTTGAAATCAGGATGCCCAACCGGGATCCAGGGCATCGTCTTCTTCGGTCCTCGCATCGTTTCGCTCATCGTCCTACTCCTACAAAAGCGCCGGCGGCGCGGTTTCCCATACAGGGCGTTGCTTTGGTTTCTTAGGCGGCTTGGGCGGCCGGTACGGCTGTCCGCGGTAAGTCGGGAACGGCCACACCGGCGGGTGATCAGTAGTCGTCCGGGGGGACAAAGCTGTCTTCCTGGTACTGCGGGCCCTCAAAGTAGTCATACGCCGCCTCCTCAATCTCCCGGAACAACTTGTTGGAGATCAGACCCGTGATGTCAATCCCCCCAATGCTCACCGAACACAGCCGGTACACCGCAGGATAGCCAGGCGACTCCGCGTCGCCCCGCTCCTCGGGCTCGTGCTCAATCTCACAGTCCAACGGCCTGTCCGCCAGCTCCGTGTCGTACGTGAACCCAATCATGCCCTCCGAGGGCCGAAACTTAGTGCTCACCAAAGGCCTCCTTCTGATCATGGATCGAGTCGCCATACATCGCCCCAATGGCCGACTTCAAGAGCTCAGGATCAATGTTGGCCGCCGCACCAATCCGGCTGGCCGCCATCAACATGCCAAACATCACCACGTAGGGCTTGTATCCGGCATCTGCTAACTCGTCTTTGCAAAACATTAGCAACATGTCTGCGGCGCTTCTGATGTTCTCGTACGCTTCCATGGTCCGCGGATCGAGGACCAAGTGCTCAGGGGGCTTGCCGTTTTGCATAGCTATCCTTTCTGTTGTGGAGTGTGGATTGTGGCGTGCGTGGTGTTGCGCGTCAAGTGGGTGGGGATTGAGGAAACATAGGGGATTACCCGAGGGGACTGGACCGCGGACCGGGATTTTGGGGGATCCTATAGAACTTTTTTGGGGTCATGTGTGTTTTTGAAATTTTTTTGTGGGAAATGGCGTAATGAACGTAATGGCGTAATAAGTGAATGAGATCAAGGGGTTACGAATACACTTTACATTACAGGGGGTATTCAGGTGTAAGAAGTTTTCTGGGATGCGGACCTCGATTTTTTTGGAAGAAATTTTTTTCATCGATACCCCAAAAAGGTTCTATAGGGCCAAGCGTAGGGGTTGACCCTAGGTGGTCGGTTGAGGGGTCGTTCGCTGACGATGCAGGGGCTTGCCCGCCGTCTTCGCGATGCTACACTTGCTGAAGATCAATTGCGCCAGGAGTGCGAAAAATGATGGAAATCGAGAGCGGAGTACCGCTTCCGGACGAGCATGTCAGCAAGTACCCGTTCCACGACATGCTGCCCGGGGACAGCATCTTCTTTGCCAAGAAGGACAAGAACCTTGCCTCGAGCGCGAGGACGTGCGCATGGCGGTTCGTGAAGACGCAGGAGCCCGAGTGGGAGTTCACGCTGCGCCGGACTGACCCGCTGAAGGACAAGGAAGGCTATCGCCTGTGGAGGGTCAAGTGACCAAGAAGGACGTGTGGAACGTCCCGCCGGTCATGCCAAACAAGGCGGTCAAGCGCCTGTCCGGCCAGGTCAAGCCCCTGAAGCAGTACAAAGCCCTGAACCCCAAGCAGTGGAAGTTCGTTCAGGAGTACGTAGCAGGGGACGGCCGGGTGACGCTGAAGGAGGCGGCCATCCGGGCGGGGTACAACCCCAAGTCGGCCTCGGTCATGGCTTGGAAGTTGACCAACCCGGACGAGTACCCCGAGGTGGTATCGGCCATCCAGGCGTACCGCGCGGAGCTGGCCTCGAAGTACAACACGAGCTTCGAGCGGCACATGCGGGACCTGCAGCTGATTCGGGACAAAGCTTTGGAAGCTGGGGCGTTCGCTGCTGCTGTCCAGGCGGAGTACCGCCGCGGCCAGGCCTTAGGCACCATCTACGTGGACCGGAAAGAAATTCGCCATGGCACCATCGACTCGATGTCGAAAGAGGAAGTGCAGCGCAAGCTGGACGAGCTGAAGAAGCTGTACGGCGGGCCTCCACCGGCGGCCATCATTGATGCGAGCACGGGGGAGGTGATCGAAAGTGCTGAGCGAGACCGCGACCCACCTTTTGACCCTGGAGTGGCGGACCCTCCGCCTGATATCTTCGAGCGGGGAGGTTCTGACAATGGCAGCGACAACACCTGAAGCCCGGTTCTCCCAGCGGGTCCGGCTTGCCTTGCAGAAGCATGGCTGCGCGGTCGAGCGCATCGAAAACCGGGTGAACCTGGGCATCCCGGATATGCTGGTCGGGATCGGCTCTCGGTTTGTCCTGCTCGAGCTCAAGGCCTTGACTCGCGGGCTTGCGGTCCCCTTGCGCCCGCATCAAATTGCCTTTATGACGCGGCACGGCCGGGAGGGCCGGCGCTGCTTTGTCTTGGTCCATGATGCTGGCTCGAGCAAGCGGCCTTCGACGGTTTCCCTTTACGCTGGCACGCAAGCGCTCGAGCTTGCCGAGCTGGGCCTGCGTGCTGCGCCTGTGATGTCATGGCCATCATCCGCGGTCGATTGGGTCCAGCTAGTTGGCCTACTATCGGCCGGCTTTTTTCCATCAAAAAAATCAATTGGCCGAGACGAGCCGCCCCCGGCATAGTAGACCCCTGTCGCAATAGTGCGGCACCTAGAGAGGATAGAGAGCATGCTGAAAACCGTTTCCGTTTCCGGTAACCGTAAAACCGGCCCCATCGCTGTCACGTACCGCAGCGGCACCCATGAAACCTACGGGACCTGCCCTAAGACGTGCGGCCTGCACCCGAAAAGCGAAACCGGCGCGGCCACGGTTGACGCCGAATATTTAGCGGCGCTGGTCGATGCTGTGCCCCCTGGTGGCCAGGCGTGGACTTATTCGCACTTTGCGGCCGCGGCCCTGCCCCTGCCGGCTCCCGGGAAAACCGTGATTAATGCGAGCTGTGACACCGTGGCGGATGCGGTGCTGGCCATGGAATCCGGCCGGCCGGCGGTGTTGGCGGTCCCGAAAGACACCGCCGAGGAATGGCCCAAAACCGTGCACGGTATCAAGTTTGTGCGCTGCCCCGCGGAGCTGTCCGAGGATTTCAGCTGTCAGCGCTGCGGGAATGGTCGCCCCTTGTGCGCCCAGGGAAACCGGGATTTTGTCGTGGTGTTTGTCGCCCACGGGACCGGCGCGAAAAAGGTAGGGACCGGAAAAGGCGGGTGCTATGCCGCCAGCGGGCCCACGGCTATCCAGTGGCACGGGACCCGCTCGAAAGGGCGCGCCAATGATGCGCAAGCCCTGCGGGAGTTCGCCCGCGGCCTGCCCTATGGCTCCATGTTGCGCCATCATGTGGCCGGCGATATCGGCCGGGAGCTGCCCGCATGCTGATACTTGTGCTGGTGTTTTTCGTGGCGATGTGGTGGCTCATGGATAAGATAGACCCAGGATAAGTTAACGCGACTGCGAATGAGAGTCATTCTCATTCACAATTGGACGGCGGATTACGCGCGAAAACCCGGTTAGAACACCATACGGAAACCAGGCCCTCGGGCCCTGGCGCTGTACGCCATAAACGTGGCACGCTATCGGCGTGCCGGGGTCGATTTAAATATTTCATTGGACCGCGGGCCGCGGTCCGTAGAGAATTCAAACCATGCCGCGACAATCCCGCCGCGGTGTAACCTAGAGAGGATAGAGAAAATGGCTCACATGATCGACACCACCACCGGCGCGGCCGCCATGGCTTATGTAGGGCGCACTCCCTGGCATGGTTTGGGTGCGCAGCTCCAGCCGGGCGCGTCAATTGAGGAATGGACCGCGGCCGCCCGGCTCGGGTATACGGTGCTGGAGTCTCCGGTCCTGTACGAATCGCCCGCGGCCACGGAGCTGCAGCGCTGGCCTATGCGAAAGGTGCTGCACCGGTCCGATACCGGTGCACCGCTGGCCGTGGTTTCGGACGGGTACCGCGTGGTCCAGCCGGCCGAAGTTATGGATTTTTTCCGCCGGCTCGGGGAGCTGGGCGGGTTCGAGCTCGAGACGGCCGGCGCGTTGAGCGATGGCCGCCGGGTTTGGGCCCTGGCTCGAGTGTCTGACGGTGCGGATGTGGTGGACGGCGACACCGTCCGCCCGTACCTGCTGTTCGGGACCAGCTATGACGGGACCATGGCCACGGTGGCAAAGTTCACGGATATTCGCGTGGTGTGCAATAACACCGTGGTCCGGGCGCTGGGTGAGGGCAGTGGCTCGGTGCGCGTGCTGCACAGCGAGCGCTTCGATGCTGACGAGGTCCGGCTGCAGCTGGGCATTGTGGCCAGCTCATGGGAGCGCTTCCTGGTGCAGTCCCGGGCCCTGGCCGGCGTGCCGATGTCCGGCACGGAAGCTGATGAATTTGTGAGGGCGCTGCTGGAGCCGTACCACAGCGGCCGGCTCGAGATTCAGGACACCCGCGCATACAAGCGCGTGCTGCAGCTGTTCAATGGCGCGGCCATCGGCGCGGATATCCCTGGTGTGGCCGGCACGCGTTGGGCCATGCTCAACGCGGTAACCCAGCTGGTGGACCACGAGCGCGGCCGCAGCGACAGCACCCGGCTCGAGAGCGCGTGGTTCGGCACTGGCGCTGCTATGAAGCAGCGCGCCGTTGACCTGCTGGCCGAGGGGGTGTGACCATGGAGCGCCGCTACAAATTCTGGCTCGAGACGGACTTGGGCGATCGGATTGTGTGGCGCTCGTTGACCGAGCGCCAGGCCCTGGAGATGTACCGCCGCACCCGTGCCGCCCACCCGGATAACGTGCGCATGTTCGGATGGGCCCCGCATGGCGAACATGCGGGGCTGCACCCCACCACCTATCGGGAGCAGCGCGCCGATTGAAAAGTTTCATTGGCCACGGGCCGTGGCCCGTGCGACATTAACGGTGTCGCACGGTGCGACATCAGAAAGGATAGAGATGAACCACCTCACTCCCATCAGCCGCTATCGTCAACCCATGTTCGCGTCCCGCGACTCGGTGGCCGAGGCCCTCGACTATGTCGGCCAGGTCGCCTCCGCTGCCGGCCGTGACGGTATCGCCGTGTATACCGCTGCCCTGGTCCTGCTCAACACCGCGATCGAGGAGCTCGAGCGCGCGGAGCTGCGCAGCTTCGAGCCCAGTCCGGACTGGGAGGACGACCTCCCGTTCTAGGCTATCGGGGCCGCGGCCCCGATAGAAAGAATTCAATGGCCAAGCCTGGCCATCCGTGCGACATTACTGATGTCGCACGGTGCGACACAGAAAGGATAGAGAACCATGGACCAAGCAGCTTTCCTCAGCATCCTCGGTGGCCTTTACGACAAGCTCGTGGCCGATGTCGCAGCCCGCGTTCAGCAGCAGCTCAATGACGACTCGCTGCGGTCCGACTGGATCGACGCACGCATCAAACTGTGGGCAAGCGAGAACTTCGACGACTGCGCCAACGCCTGGGCCGATGAGGCCTTTGACAGCCTGGCAGAGACCTGGGCCGAGAACAACCTGGACCTGGAAGACGCAGCCAAAGAAGCCATCCAGAACTCGGACCACCTGGCTGACTTGATCAGGGAGACTGTGAAAAACGACTTGACCTTCACGGTCAGCGTAGATTAAAATCAAACCCGCTGCAGCACCCGCTGCAGCAACAACCCTAGAAAGGATAGAGAGATGAAGACGATCAAAGTCAACAACGTCCGGTTTGCACTGCCCGCCACCATGTCCACCAAGGACATCCAGGCACTGGTCGGGTTCCTGGCCACGCTGCAGACAGTCGAGACCCACTACGACTACACCAGCTCCGAGTACCTGTACGGCCTGGGCGACCACCCCGAGGTCCACGTCCAGGAGACCCGACTGACCGAGGACGCAAGAGCCAAGAGCGAAGCCAGCTACGAGCAGTACAAGGCCAAGCGCGAAGCCGAGAAGGCAGCAGACGTCTGACCGACACCTGGGCCGCGAGGCCCAGTCACCCAGGCCCGCCACCCGGCGGGCCTTTTGCTTTTGGCTATCGCATCCCGCCGCTGGCATAGCCCACCCGCCTATCGCGCTGCGCTGCGCGATAGGGCGTCCCTATGCCCCGGGGCTGCCTCCTCGGCCGGGAGGCCGAGGGGGGCGGGCAGCCCCGGGAGGGCCATAAACACACCGTCAGAGCCGGCGGCCGCCCGTAGCCCAGTTTTAG